AATATCGGTCTTGCTAAACGGCACGGATGTGAGCGCGTTCCTCAACAGCATCGACCAAACTATCGGTGTCGAAAACAGCGAGACAACGACGTTCGGTGGGGTCGCCAAGCAGTTCGTCAACGGCCACATTGACGGCACGGTGAGCGCGTCAGGATTCTGGGACGGCGCGGCAGGAGCCATCGATCCCATTATGGCCGGCTTGCTTAGCAACAGCACGGCGGCGGCGCTATCAGCTTGTGATGAAGGCGCTGCGGTGGCTGGTAATCGTGCACTCGTTGTGCAGGCGCACGACACATCGTATCAAATCACATCAGCGGTCGGGGATGCAGTGGCTGTCTCGGTTGAAATGCAAGTGGATGGCACCGGGAATAGTGGCGCGTATCGAGGCCAGGTGCTTGCGGCACTCACGACCTACGCGACCAGCGTCAACACGGCCGCTCTTGACAATCTGGCCTCAACTGCAAATGGCCTCGTGGCCAACCTGCATATTACTTCCAATTCAGTATCGACCACGGTTAAGATACAACACAGCACCGACAACGTAAGCTGGGTTGACCTTATAACCTTTACGGCCAACGCAAGCACGGGCGGGGAGCATAAAACAACCACGGGCACAGTAAATCGGTATCTCAGGGTGAACGTAGCGGCAGCATCGGGGACGCGCACACTGGCCGTCACAGCGGCAAGGAAATAGGAGGGAAATACTATGCCTTTCGTACACGGTCGGACTACTGACTTCAGAGTGGACAATAGCGGTGGCACGCTGACTGACATCGGTGCCTACTGCGATAACGTAGACTTTCCACAAGTCGTTGAGACAGCTGAAACCACGACGTTTGGCGATGCCTCGAAAGACTACATTGTGGGCCTTCGGGACGCCACGATCTCCATCGGTGGCAAGTGGGACGCCGTGCTTGACGCCGTGCTTGCACCAATACTTGGCCAGGCTGCATCGGTTAGCTTCCAATATGGGCCGGCGGGAAGCACAGCCAGCAACATCCGCTACACGGGCGAGTGCTATTGCACGTCGTATCAGGTCACAGGCGCGGTTGGTGACGTCGTGACATTTAGTGCGGAGTTTCAAGTCACGGGCAACGTTACCCGCGGCACGTACTAAGTCGCTCAAGTTTGATACAATGTACCGGGTAGCACGCGCTATCCGGTTTTTTGCATGAGGAGGACAAATGGAGTTCTTAAGCGTCGAGCAAATCCTGGCGGCTGATGACATCCCGTCTGAGGTGGTGGACGTCCCTGAGTGGGGCGGCAAGGTGAAGGTGCGCGGATTATCGCGTTCTGCTTTCGAGAAGATTAACAAAGCATCTGAGGTTATCATACCAGCCACGGGTCCTGGCCAGTCTCCGACGGTGCAAAAAGACGAGGCCAAGTTTAGTGAAGCGCTTTTCTTGGCTTGTGTGGTGGAGCCAAAGTTTAGCGAGGATCACATCGGTCCGTTGCGCGACAAGAGCATCGCCGCGCTGAATCGCGTGTACGAAGCCATCGGTCGAGTGCTTAAGACGGATGTGGCTGCAGCAAAAAAAGACTGACGCGCGACAGCGATGCGTGGTTTGAGCTGCACTTGGCTTCCCAGCTTGGAATCACGCGCGCTGACCTGCGCACCCGCATGAGTATCGACGAGTACACGGATTGGGTGGCATACTACAGCTTAAAGGCTGATGCGGAAGAAAAAGCGGCGAAAGCCGCGAAAGCAAATAGAGGGCGGCGCTAGTGGCGGAACAGCTGACTATCAAAATTAACGCCGACCTATCAGGTCTTGGTAGCGGGCTGAGCGATGCGGCAAGGCAAGTCAGCAGCTTTGGCGATACCCTCAAGGGCGCGTTCCTAGGTGGGCTTGGTGCTGACCTAGCGGCGCGCGCTTTTGGTGCCTTTACAAGTGGCATCACGGATGCAATCCACGCCCTCGCCGAGGTCGATAGAATATCTGGCCAGACGGCGGCGGTTATCAAGTCGACAGGTGGAGCCGCTGGTGTCGCGGCGGCAGATGTGGCCTCGCTCGCAGATTCAATTGAGCGCAAGACCGGCATAGAGGCCGAGAGCATCCAGAAGGGCGAAAACCTGCTCCTGACGTTCACGAACATCAAGAACGCTGCAGGAGCCAACAACGACATCTTTAATCAAGCGACAGCCATTATGGCCGACCTTGGCACGGCAATGGGTACAGACGCAAGCGGCGCTGCAATCCAGTTAGGAAAAGCACTGAACGACCCGACTGCGGGTATCACCGCGTTAACCCGTGTTGGCGTTACGTTCACTGACGCACAAAAGGCGACGATCAAATCGTTGCAGGAATCGGGCGACCTGATGGGCGCGCAAAAGATCATCTTGGCTGAGCTCAGAAAGGAATTCGGTGGAAGTGCGGACGCGGCAGGAAAGACGTTTGCAGGTGCCCTTGATCGAGCAAAGAACGCCATCGGATCGATCTCCGAGGCAATGGTTGGACCGGCTGTGCCGATATTCACAGCGGCACTCATCAAGGTCTCGCATGCCGCGTATGCCATCAGTGACGCGATTACAAAAGGTCGGCTTATCCAGCTGCTCAATCAGGCATTTGGTCCTGGCACTAAATCACTTGTCGTCGGTTTGGCTGCAGTGATGACGGCATTACTCGCGCCGAGCATTGTCAATGTCGGCCTCGTAGCCGACGCGATGGCTACAGCATACACCAGGGCGCTTGTTGCAATGGTCAGGGCTAATGCTCCGCTTGTGGCTGCGATCGCGACTATAAGTTTCGCCGCTTACCCGTTCATCAAGAATTGGGACACGGTCAAGAATTTGTTTCTTGCTGCGTGGCAAACGATGGTAAACGGGGTCAATTCGGCGTGGCAGACGATCACGGGTGCTGCTAAAAACGCATTTGAGATTCTGAGCGGAAACTTTCGGGCGGCATACTACAATGCGGTATCGTTCTTCATTGGGCCGTTGACGCGTTCCTTTAACGCGCTGTTTAATTCGTTGCCAGACTCGATCAAGACCGCGCTCGGTGGATTGCAGTTCACGATGCCGAAATTCGAACTTGGTGCCGGTGCTGGCGCTGCGTTTGAATCGTTCAAGATATCGGCTGGTGCAGCTTTGAATTATGTAAGCGGATGGGGCAAATGGACGAAAGACAATTTTGTAGCGACATGGGGCGACCTGCCAGGCGACATCCGCAAGGTGATGAATGGCGTCACAGGCGTTTTTTCGGATTCGTCTGTTAAGGCAGTTAAATCATTTGGTGCGATTACAGATAGCAGCTCAAAAATGGGCGAAACGGTAAAAGAAGCCGGTAAAAAAGCGGCAAGCGGAGCTAAGGATCACAAACAGGCCGTTGAGAGCTTGTCAAAAGGTTACCTTACTGCAGCACGCGATATTACTAATTTTTTGCTTAAAGCTGGAGAGCTCAAAAGATTTCTTGACAATAAAATTACGTGGAAAAAAATTGAGCAAGAAACGCTCGATTATATCGACGCTCAGCAAAAAACGACTAAAGTTGTTTCTGACGCTATCGAAAAAATCACCACAATTGACCGAATAAGTAAATATTGGAACGATACGTCAGACAAGACAGCGGAAAAGCAGAGGATATTACGTGATGCTGTTGATGAGCTCATACGTGACGGCGTGCAGCCGGCATCGCCTATGATCGCAGCGCTTCGTGAAATGTATGACAAACTTTCCGCATCAGCATCAACAGCAGCGCAAACAACGGGTGATGTGAAAACAAAAACAGACGAGTTCGCGTCAACGTCACAAACGGCCCAAAACATTTTAGGCGGATTCTCGGGATTACTAGGCGTTCTGGGCGGATCCGAAAGCCCAATCGTTGGATTCGTCGGGACTATACAAAAGGGCATCGGTGCAGTCGGCAATATGCGCGACATTCAGGTCGAGCTGGCTAAAGCCTTTGGCAACACGTCGGCACAGGCAGCAGTTGCAGGCAAATCTTTTGCAAGTCTTGGACTGGAGGCCGGGATGGCCATAGTTATCTTTAAGGGGATTGAGCTATGGTCTCAGGCCATAATGACGGCTCTCGGAGGCTGGCCTGGGGTTTTCGACCTAGTAACGATTGGTTTTCAGGCGATGGGGTGGACACTTGCCTTCATCGGCGAAAATATCATCGGCGGGACAATTAACGCGATCGGAAAAGCCTGGACTGGATTGCAAAACCTGGTTATCGACGGCGTGAACATTCTGCTAATGGGTATTAATGCGACAATCCGGGGCATGAACGCACTAGGCGCAAATATACCAGAATTGGGGTACCTTGAGCGCAAGGTATCCAGTGATGTTCAAATAGATTTCACATCTGGAATCGTGTCGGCGATGGGCGAGACATTCCAGCGGATGACTGGCCGAGTCTTGAACGCGGGATCAGAAGCTAGGCTAGAAAAAGCCACAAAGGCGGCATCAGCAGCGATGAATCGGCTGACAGAAAGTCTTGAGACGGCTGACAAAAAAGCAAAGGTTTGGGGTGCTGGCGTCGAGACAGTGACGGCAAAGCAAAATGCATACCGCTCGGCAATCGACGAACTGCTGAGCGCAGGCATCGATCCTGCAAGCGATAGCATCAAAGCGCTCAAGACAAAATTCGATGAGCTTGAGAAAATGGCTTCACGTAGCGGCTTTGACGAAAGTTATCGCGGCGTGATAGAGGGCGCAAATGCGCTAATGCAGCGTGCAATTGACACAGGTGACGAAGCACTGCGCTTGCGCGCCGCCGAGGCCTTCCGGCAATCCACCGAGGAAGGGAATTATGGCCGCAATCAAATCACGATTAACGTAACCGGTTCTGGCCGGTACAGTGCCGAGGATGCGCGACAGATCGGGAAGCTGATCGTCGGCGAATTGAAGGCGAGTGGCGTGCGATGATCACCCTCACCATCGCCACAGTCAACAGGACGTCTAACCTGATGGCGGGCAGCCTGCAGGTAACATCTGCACTAAATAGCCGTGATCGTGCATCCTTTACGATCGTGAGCCTGAGCGGCTCCTATCGGCCATCAATTGGCAATCCTGTCATCGTGGAGCTAAGCGGGTCGAAAATCTTCGGTGGCCTTATTGATTCGATGCGCGAGCGCGTGATCGTCAATCAAGCGACCCACCTTGAATTTGATGTCGATTGCGTTAGTTTTGATAGCCTTGCAGACATCCGGGTGATCGCCAGAACATACGAATCGCCAACACAAACGCTCGGCAGCATCGTGACCGACATCGTCACCAATGACTTTGTTGGCGACGGCATCAGCACGACAAACGTTGCTACGGGCCCGATACTTTCAAAGATCGTGTTCAACTACCTCCGCGGAAATGCTGCGTTTGACCTTCTGGCTGAACTGACCGGCTATAGCTGGTGGATTGACCCTGACAAAAATCTTTACTTTGTTGACAGATCGACAGTTGCGGCTCCGTACATACTAACAAGCGCATCGCCAAACTTCATGTCTTGTGAGGTCGAGCATCTCAAACAGGACTACCGCAACCGCCAGTACATCAAGGCAGGCCTTGGTCTGACCACTTCTCGCACTGAAAGTTTCGTTGGTGATGGCACGCGTAAATCCTTTACGGTGGCCTACCCAGTGGGCCGCGTTCCAACAAGTATCACGGTTGGAGCTGTGGCGAGAACGATCGGGATCCGAGAGGTAGACACGGGCAAAGATTGGTATTGGCAAGCCGGTTCCCCTGTCTTGAGCCAAGACAATGGAGCGGCTGCGGTCACGAATGGCACGGCAATTGCAGTGACCTACCAAGGGCAATACCCGATCCTTGTTGCTGCACAGGACGACCTCCAAGTGGCCCAGCGGGCTTCAGTCGAAGGCACGAGTGGATACTACGATGAGATCGTGGACGCGCCCGACATCATCGACACCAATTCAGCCACTGATTATGCCAACGCGCTCTTGCGTCGGTATGCTCGCATCAACAGACGCTTGCGCGTGCGCACGCTGACATCTGGCCTCCGGGCTGGACAGCTTTGCACGGTCGCTATAACTCAACACGGCCTAACCGGAAGTTGGTTGGTCGAGTCGGTTTCTTTCCGAGACTACAATGGACAGACGATGGAGTTTGACGTGACCCTGCTTGATGGGGAAGCCGTTGGCGGTTGGCAAGGGTTCTTTAGCTCGCTCAGTCAGCAGGCGCGTAAAGTCGAGTTTCGTGAGAATGAAGTCATCCTGCTACTTCGCAATCCGAGCGAGCAGGTGGCACTCACCGACACATCGTCGTATACTACAGCAGCACCCACAGCGCCGCTTGTCGGCACGGCTATCTGCGGATTCTCGGAGCTGACCTCATGATCGACTTGAGCGCAAACGTACACATCCGCCAGTGCTGGATGCAGTCAAACGGAAACATCGTGTATGACGACCAGGAGATAAAGAATCTCGTGGTGGATGCCGGTCTGAATCTACTACGTGATCGCCTTGCGGGGCTGTCAAGCGCGTACGCTACACATTTGGCCGTTGGGACAGGAACCACGGCCGTCTCGGCAGCACAGACCACGCTTGCTACTGAGGTATTCCGTGATGCGCTTACAAGCGAAACGACGTCAAGCAAGGCTGCAACGCTCAAATACTATCTTGCAGCAGGTAGCGCGAACGGTAACACGCTGCGCGAAATCGGTTTGTTCACGGCAAGCACTGGAGGCACGATGATTGCACGGGCGCTACTTGCATCACCTATTGTCAAGACCGCAAGCGTTACGGCGACATTCACTTGGACGATTAATTTTAGCGCGACATAGGGGGCAAAATGCCGGCGTATTATACTTGGGCAAATGGCGATGAGATCACTTCCGCGCGATTGAATCGCATCGAACAGATGGCACAGAACGTGATCGAGGTTCTGATTGTCGCCGGCGGCGGTGGTGGTGGCAGCGTGAATAGTACTACCACTGGTTCTGGGGGAGGCGGTGGCGCTGGTGGTGCACAGATACGTCGGATAGCGGTCAGCACTAGTGATGCATTCTCGGTCACAATTGGTGCGGGTGGTGCGGCGCAGACGCAAGGTAGCAACACGTCTTTCGGATCGTACACTGCAACTGGCGGTGGACGTGGTGGCGGTGATACGGCCTCATCTGGTGGAGCTGGTGGTTCTGGGGGAGGCGCAGGTGTATCGAGTACATCAGCAGGATCTGGAACTAGCGGACAGGGTTCACACGGTGGAATTTGCGATGGCATAAACTACGGTGGTGGCGGTGGTGGTGCCGGTGAGAGTGGTAAAGATGCGAGTGGCTTTAGTCCCGCAGGAATATTAGCAAGTGGCGGCTGCGGAATAAGGTTTTTCGGCACGTCATATGCCGGTGGCGGTTCCGGTGGAAGCCAAGGTGGGCTTGGTGGGCTTGGTGGTGGGGCAGGGCAAGCAGCCGCTCAGCCATCAGGTGGGACAGCCGGGACAGCCAACACGGGTGGTGGTGGTAGCGGCGCCCAGAACAATAATTCCGGAACAGCGCGCACTGGTGGCGCTGGTGGATCAGGCGTCGTGATTGTATCCTATCCTGGCGCTACGAAGGGCACGGGCGGCACCATCACAAGTCAAGACGGCTTTACGCTGCACAGATTCACGGGCAACGGAACATTCACTTATACGGGGTAAGGCAAATGGCACACTTTGCGAAAATTGAAGATGGCGTGGTCGTGACGGTCAACGTCGTCAACAACGCGGACATTACCGACGAGGACGGCATCGAGCGCCCGGAATTGGCTTTGCCGCTACTCGGTGAAGGCCAGTGGGTACAGTGCAGTTACAATGGGTCGATTCGAGGCGCGTACCCCGGTATCGGATGGACCTATGATCCAGATGCTGACGTCTTTTTGCTTCCTTCACCACCTGAGCCAGAATCCGAATTATTGACACAACCGGAACAAGACGCATAGCATTGTGACATGGCGCCGAACGAAGAGCTTGCAAAGAAACTTGACGACATCGAACGCCGTGTGGAGGCAATCCATACTGCCATCGTTGGTGATTTGCAGGGCAGGACCGGCCTAGTGCGCCGCCTGGACGACCTAGAGGGTCGCGTGAGCCGTCTGGAGGCACTGACGACTTGGGGCAGAACGCTAGCCAGTGGTGCGGTGGCTGCACTTGTGTCCGCCTGGGCGATATGGTGGGGAGGCCCACATGCCAAATGAATCTCTCGGGACACCTACGCTTATCACGCTGCACTGGACAGCTGGAAGCTACACGCAGACCCACGACAGCTACCACTTTTGCGTGACGGGCGATGGCCGCACGGTGCAGACCCTGGGGCTTGCGTTCAAGGGGTCTCACGTCTGGGGTCGCAACAGCGGCAACATCGGGATCGCGATGTGCGCGATGGCAAATGCGCGCACCCTACCGACCCAGCGACAGATTGAGGAAACCGCGGCGCTGATTGGCGATCTCTCGGTACAGTACGCGATAGCGTTTGACGCGACGCATTCTTGCCGGCGTCACAAGGTGATCAAGGGATCGCGCATCCCTGATGATGGCACAATCGAAATCGCGCGCATCACCGATCACGCCGCATACGCTCGCTGTGACGGGTACTATCCTGATCGATGGGACTGCGGGCGCTATACTGAAGAGATTACACGCAAGGCACGCTGGTACGCCAACGAAGTCGCTCAGGGCCGAAGGAGAATACGGAGATGGACTTGAACACAATTTTGCCGCTGGTGCTCGCACCGGCAGTTAGCACGATCACCAAAGGCATCGAGGCAGCACCCGGAATTCCGTACCAGGCGAAAAGCAAGGCTGGTATCACAGCAGTCCTGCTCGGAGCATCCATCGCGGTGCGCTTTGGCATAGCAGCCTACACGGGCCAACTGGCGACACTTGACCTATCGGAAGACTTGACGCTTTTCGGTGAGGCGTTTACGGCCGCGTTGGCAGCGGCTGGCGGATACAGCCTCATCAAATCCGACAAGCCGGTCTTGCCAAGAGGAGACCAGGAGCGGTAGAATACTTTCGCCATCGAGCGTTTCGCTGGCAATGGGCGCAAAACGAAAAAGCCTCGGCCGCCATGCACGAGGCTTTTTTGCTGTGTGCGGATAAATTTGCATAAGTTGTTTACACTTGTGATAATTTGTGGTATATTGAATACATCAAGGCGGACGCACCGCCACCACGAAGAGGAGAACACACAATGTACTTAGCAGATCGTCGCCAGGCAATTCTTTGGATCGTCGAAACTCTTGGAGAATGGTTGCCAGAATCGCAAATTGATAGCACGGTCCAAGCTTGGTATGACACAGGCTTTCGACCATATCTTATCGCAGAATTTATCAGAGCTGGCTGTTGTGAAGCGCAAGCTGCAGCAAAGTTACATCAGGCAGGCATAACCCCAAATCAAGTATCGGTCCGCGATGAAAATGGCTACACTATCGCCGAGAAATTCTGCCGCAACGATTTCAGTCTGTCAGATGTCATTTTTAGGGTTGCGGTTTAGTCTAAGCACACACACCGCGGGTAGCGATACCCGCACACTGACGCACCGCCACCACGAAGAGGAGAACAAGTAATGGGTTTTGAGGTTATCGTAAACGGCTTAAGTTTTGGTTTTTATTATGGCGAAACGCCAGAGCAGGCTATCAATGAAATGTTCATTGACGCTGGATATAAAGGCGCAGACGATGACCGCTTGTGCAACATCGACTACACCACCGATGGCAAGCGCGTCATTATTCAGACCGAGCGTGCTGCGTGATGAACCACGACGACGACGAATACCTTATCGCCGAAGGATATGACGCACAGCGCGACGACGCATACGGAACTGACCCATACGCTTTTGAAGGAGACTACTAATGAACACCTTGCTTCACGACATCCACGCCGCACGCCGTCAAAAAGAACTCGATCGCAGGCTCCAGGCGGCTCGTGAGCGCGCTTCAAAACGCATCAACTTGTTGCGCATCGTCAAGCGCTTGATTGGAGGCTAAAATGAGCGTCGATCTAAAACCGCACTTCATGTCCCTGCAGGGGCAGCAGTATCTCAAGGTTAGTGGGCGGGTGTTGCTTTTCCGCGACCAGCACCCTGGCGGGGCGATCACAACGGAATTGGTACAGATTGACCTGCAGGCCGGCTTCGCACTTTACCGCGCCACCGTGATCGACGGTGAGGGCAAGCTGCTCGGCACAGCCTACGGCAGCGAGACGCAAAAAGGCTTCCCGCCTGGTTGGGTCGAAAAGGCCGAGACGGTGGCGGTGGGCCGGGCGCTTGCGGTGGCTGGGTTCGGCACGGCGTTCGCGGTGGCGGACTTTTACGAATCTGCAGATAGCAAGCTAGCTGATGCCCCACAGCCAGCGCCTCCAGTCCATGCAAAGCAGGTCAAGGCTGAAAAGTCAAAAGACCTTGGCGCGCAAAAAGCCACCAAGGAGGACACGATCGCACTTTGGAGCAAAATCCGCGAAGCCGGCTATGACGCCGAGTGGCTCAAGGTATTCTTGGCGACGCACGGTATGCCAGGCGCCACGGCCGACCTGACGCTGCATGATGTTGCCAAGATTGAACTCGCGCTGATCGCAGACCGCAAAGCCAAAAAGGAGAACAAATAATGTTTATCGCAACAATCACAGGAAATGTCGGGCGTGACCCGGAGGCAAAGACTGGGGATTATGAAGGCGTTCAATTTTCTATTGCGGTCAAGTACGGATACACAAAATCACAAGGAAATCTGACTCAGTGGGTCACAGTCGATGCAATGGGGCCGAAGGCGCAATACGTGCTAGCGAACGTCAAAAAAGGAGATAAGGTAAGCTGCATCGTAGAAATTCGTCGCATCGTCTCAACTGAAGGCAAGCTTCAAATGTATGCGAGACTCATCGAAATCGACGGTGGGACGAAGCGCGTTGCGCCAGGAATTGATGCGCCGTCAAACGACTTTGACGAGATGCCGTTTTAAAGAGCCGAAAAAAGCGGAGATAAAGTCTTTGCATTTTGTCTCCGCTTTGATACCATTGTTTTGCCAGACAATACAAATAGGAGGGCGATATGACAGAATATCAACAATTTTTGACTGTGAGCCAAGTAGCGAAAAAGCTGCAGGTTAGCACGCAGACAGTTCGCAATTGGGTCAAAAATGGAATCTTGCCGGCGGCTAAGCTGAATTCAAGGGTGTGGCGAATCAATGAGCACGACGTAAAGTCATTGATGGAGCGCCAATAAATGCCGAATGACCTTCGGATAAATGCCGATGTGCTCAGTCACACTAAGGTCAAAAAATTAAAGCGCAGGCTCGGCGCCGAAGGCGTGCTTGCATTGTTGTGTCTGTGGTCGTGGGTCGCAAAGCACAAGCCAGATGGTGATCTGTCTGGACTTGACGAAGATGACTTGATGCTTGCAGCTGATTGGAATGGTCAAGAAAATATCGTGCAAATTTTGGTTGATTTGCGTTTGGTTGACGAGATCGATGGTGGGTTTGCCATTCACGATTGGGCCGAGCATCAGCCCTGGTGCTACCACAGTGCACAACGCAGTGAGGCAGCAAAAAAAGCCGCAAAGTCAAGGTGGGACAAGCGTTCTGGCGTTGAGTCAAATGATACTGATGATGCGGATAGCAATGCTGAATTATGCGACTCGCATGCGGAGCGCATGCATACCGCATTGCGGACTGATGCGGAGGGCAATGCCCCAATACCAATACCAATACCAATACCAATACCAAATCCATCTCCAATACCAAATCCAATTCCGTCTCCAAATCCAAATCCAGTACCAAAACCAAAACAACGAGAGAGTAAACGCGCGCGTCCGCACGCTGAAATTCTCGATTTGAAATTCTCTGAGTTTTGGCTTTCTCACCCCGGTAAGGGCAGCAAGCTCAAAGCGAAACAGCTGTGGGATAAAATCGTCGAGAGCGACGACATGGCCAAGGACGTGATTGAGGCAGTCGAGCAACAAGTTATCCAGCGCGAGGCTGCTAGGCGAGCTGGCGCTTGGGTACCAGAGTGGCGACACGCATCCACCTGGTTGAACCAAGTCGGTTGGCTTGACGAGCCGATACAATTTAAACAACCGGAACGCAAGATGCATCACGGTGACGTGGTGAGGGCATCTCTGGCCAGCTGGCTAGCAGAAGGAGAACAAAATTGACACGCGAAGAACACGTGGCATTGATGGCCTTG